GCAACCAGCGCAGCTAACGCAGCCACCTCAGCAACTGCATCAAACACAGCAAAGACCGCAGCAGAAAGTGCGAACACCGCTGCACAAACAGCGTCGAGTGCGGCAGCAACGTCAGCTACCAATGCGTCAACCTTTGCCACCAACGCAGAAACCGCAGCCACCGCAGCGAACACATCGAAGGTAGCCGCAGAGTCCGCCAAGACAGACGCCCAAACCTCTGCAACAGCGGCGTCGACCAGCGCCAGCACAGCCACCACTGCAGCGACAAACTCATCTAGCGCAGCCACAGCGGCTGATACCGCTAAGGTGGCGGCAGAAGCAGCCAACGCGACCGCACAGACCGCAGCTAGCTCCTCAGCAACGAATGCGACACTAGCCCAAGGCTATGCCGACGATGCAGAAGCTGCGTCGTCTGTAGCTACTACCGCTTCACTCACTGCTGTCGCCTCAAAGGATGCAGCAGAAACAGCAAGTGGAAGCGCGGCAGCGTCTGCCACCGCTGCAGCTACCAGCGCGTCTTCGGCCACGGCATCTGCAACCAGCGCCACCAACTCTGCATCGGCTGCAAACTCTTCTAGGCTTACTGCGGAAACGGCTGCTGTAACTGCGACGACGTCCAAGGACGCTGCGGTCGTTGCTAAGGATGCTGCGGTAACCGCAAAGAATAGCGCTGAGGTAGCGAGTACTGCGGCTGTGTCGGCAAAGAACACCGCTGAGTCGGCTAGTGCGACTGCCGTAACATCAGCAACCACCGCCACAAACAGCGCGACATCTGCAGGCAACTCTGCCAGCGCAGCAGCGGGATCTGCGACCACAGCAACAACAAAGGCAACTGAGGCTAGTAACTCAGCCTCTTCGGCTAACGTATCGCGGGTGGCGGCGGAAAGTGCTCGAGATGCTTCGAACACGTCTGCGACTGCAGCGGCAACATCGGCATCACAAGCGGCAACGCATGCAGATGAGGCAGGCGACAGTGCATCAGCTTCGGCTAGCTCTGCGGTGGTGGCGACTTCGGCAAAGACTGACGCGCAGACGGCTGCAACAAACGCGGCCAACTCTGCAACCACCGCTCAGACATCCGCTAATGCGGCATCGACCTCAGCGTCTACTGCCTCGACCAAAGCGACAGAGGCTTCTCAGTCAGCATCTGCGGCCAGCGGATCTGCCTCAAGCGCTTCGACCAGTGCGTCTGGTGCTCTTGCGTCTAGAAACCAAGCAGCTCAGTCGGCAACGGATGCGGCTGGCTTTGCGACAGCTTCAGCTCAAGACTACTCCGTCATCAACGCACGCCTAAACAACTTTGGCGGAAGTGGGATATCGGTAGAGCAGAACGCCACTGCCACGGCTAGCACAGTCAACGGCCTGTCTGCTCAGTACACCGTCAAGATTGACAATAACGGGTACGTGTCTGGTTTTGGCTTGGCATCTACCGCGATCAACGGGACACCGGTTTCCGACTTTATCGTGAGGGCGGACAGGTTTGCGATCTCCAGCCCGTCCGGTCCAAGCATAGCGCCAAAGACACCCTTCATCGTTACAACAACGGCATCGGTAATAAACGGCGTCAATGTTCCGGCTGGTGTTTACATAGATACCGCAACGATTCAAAACGGATCGATAGCCAATGCGAAGATCGGCAACTTGGCGGTCGACAACGCCAAGATCGCTAACGGCGCTATCTCAAGCGCCAAGATCGGCGACGCTGAAATTGGCTCTGCCAAAATACAAGACGGTGCAATTGTAAACGCCAAGATTGGCTTTGCAGCCGTCGGCTCCGCCAACATTCTTGATGCGTCAATCGTTAGCGCGAAGATAGGTACAGCCGCCGTTAATACATTAAAGATCGCTGGCAATGCAGTGACGCAGACCCTGATCTTTACCGCGCCAGACATCTTTGTTTCAAACACGATTTCAAGTAGCGGTGGCGGTACAGAATATACTTACGTGTTTGTCGGCTACGGGAATGGCGACTACGAGGTGTACGTTGATCCGGATTACGGGTACGAGACATATTATTTTGTAGGTAGCGGACTTGGCAGCTACATCCTAACCACTACAACATCAGCTTCAACAGTCAGTGGTGGGTATCAGGTTGTAGAAACACCAGTTATTACCGTAGGGGATGCGGTTAGTGGTGCATTAATTATTGTGTTTTACGCAACGATTGATGCTGCGTCTGCAAAAGATGCTGGTCAGTTCATTATTCTACAAGTCAGCATCGATGGGGGTGCCTATCAGTCTGTCGTTCAGACCAAGGTTGGCGCTCGTACAAACAGTGGTGCAGACACGTACTTTGTTATGCCTGTTGCTGTTCCTTGGTCAGTCACATCTGCGCAGACAGTTCGCGTGCGCGTCTACACCGGCAATCGTCACATTACGACTAACGGCGCAACCAACGCATCATACATGCGCAACATAAACCTAAGCTTGTTGGGAGCAAAGCGATGAAAACTTACGCCTTCAATGAAAGCGGTCGCTGCCTGTGGAAAGCAGATCTGCAGATTGACGCTGAAGATGTGACAACAGTCTATTCTGACTTCGATGCAGACCCTAATGCAATTTGGTACGACATTAAGCACAAGCGCATTGAACGCCGCCATTCGTTTCCCGTGCAAATCTCAACCAATAAGATTGAGAATATTCCTGTCGGCACTACCCTTACGATTGAGGGTGTTGAAGTCCTAGTCAATGATGGTGTATTCGAAATAGAAGTAGATATGCCGCAAACGGTTCACGTCTTGCTAGACAATCTGCGCTACTTGATGACGGAAGTAGAGGTGCCGTGTGAAGTACAAAATTAAACAGAATTACAGCGCACTTCGTGGCCGCGAGTACCCACCCATTGCTGAGCAGCTCGATGCATTGTGGAAGGGCGGGGAAGCTCTCGACAAAATGCGTGAGCAGGTCATGGCAGTGAAAGCCAAGTACCCCAAGAAATGATGAACAGCATAGACGTCCGCGAATGCAGAGAATTCATTCTCACAGCTCTGCTCGAGGTGGCGGAAAAGACGGATGCTGAGTGGACGCCGGACGATATTTATAACGCGCTCTTGGCAGGAAAAGCATTTTTGTTTATGCATTCTTTTGATAGTGAGAGTTTTGTTGTATTGAGCCAATACAAACATCCGTATCTGGACCGTACCGTACTTGTTGTTGACGTTGCGTACAGTAAAACGGGTAATGCAATAGACCTGCACCAGCATGAGCTAGAAGAGCTAGCAAAAGCTGCGGAATCAGGCTATATCGAATTCTCTTCCCCGCGTGCGGGATTCAAGAGAGTAGCCGAAAAACATGGTTACCAGAATGTCTGCACGACGTATAGGAAGAAACTGTAATGGGTAAGGGTCCAAAGAAACTAGACGAAACCGAAGAGCAAAGAGCTCTTGCCGAAATCGCTGCGCAGCGTTTCAATCGGTATAAGGAAGTCTTTGCTCCGCTCGAGGACCAGTATATTCAACAGGTCTTCGACGTTCGCGATCAGTCGAACTATGAGAACGCTGGCGGCATTGCTGCTGCGCAGTTCCAGAGAGAGTTCCAGACCGGTCAAGACAAGCTCTCCGATCAGATGTTCCAGCAGGGCGTCGATCCATCCTCTGGCGCATTCCAAGAAAATAGTGCAGCTCTGCGGCGTGCTCAAGCAGTTGGGCAGGGTCTTGGCGTATCTGGCGCAAAGGTCGCCAACACAGATCGTTTCTATCAAGGCCTGCGTGGCGTGATGGCGATTGGTCAGGGTCAAGCATCTGATGCAATCGAAGGCATGGCTGGCATTGCTCGTCAGTCGCAGGAAAGAGCTAATGCCGCAGCAGCAAGCGCCTTCGACAAGAGCAGTGCAGTCCGCTCTGGTGTGTCGGCTGGTCTTGGTTATGCCGCTACACCATTTGTCGACAGCAAGCTGAAAAAACCACAAACGCCGCAGCCGACATTCAGCGGCGTCACAAATTCAACAGGCGGATAACAGATGAGCTTTTTTGACAACCTCGCATTCGTGTTGGGCGGTGACGCCGACATTACGCCAGAGTTTAGAAACGCATTCACCGAATACGACACTATGTCAAAGTCGGTAGCTCCTATGGGCGCAACACCACAGTCGGCTTTTGATGCTCCAGCCATCATGGACACTGCGCCTTCGGGCCAGTCAATCGTGCCGCAGAACTTTCGTGGCGGACTTTTTGGTGGTGGAGATTACTTCCCTACTTCTAATTTTACTGAAGCTAATCCAAACACAATCACTACCGGCGCTGGCGGTGGATTGTATGGAGGGAACGTAAGCTATAACCCGACAAGCAGCGCATACGGAAACATCGACCCAGCAAACTACTTAATGGACAAGAAGAAGGGAGCGTCAAACCTAAGCGCTGCCGTTACGCGAGCTCAGTATCAGGATTATCTGAACCGCTTTGCTCCCGTCGAAAACTTTCTTGTTGGTCAAGTCGATGGTCGCAACACCAAGGATCTAGGCTTCGACGTCGCTCGAGCAAACCAGTCAGTGATGAACGCAGGCACCAACATGCAGGGCCAGCAGGAGCGAGCAATGGGACGCTTTGGTCTTCAGTACAACGGGCCATCAATCGGAAGCTCGAACGATATTACTGGCGGTCGAGTTGCCGCAATGAACCAAGCCCGTATGGCAGATGAAGAGCGTGCTCTTTCACTTATGTCTGGCTCAGGGCAAACCGCAGCAGGAGGTCGATAATGGCTGGTCTTATTGGCGTAGGCCGTAACACTCTTGGTCAAGCGTCTGTTGGTTTCCAGCAGAGCGCGGGTCTCGAAGCAAATCGTAATGCCGCACAGCAGCAGCTTAATGCAGCTCGTGCTGCACAGCGCTCAAGCATGGTAGCTACTGGCGCAGGCCTTGGTGGTTCCATTGGTGTGAACAACTACATGGCGGCGAAGGCTGCTGCAGCCAAGGCAGGCACTGGGGCAGCAACTACGGCTGCGCCTCCAGTAGCTGTTTTGTCTGCGCCTGCTGATCTCGCAACAAGTGTAGGTACGCAGCTTGGATCAGTTCCGATACCAGTATCCGAAATTACCGGAACAGGAATAAATTCATTAGCTTCAACCGCACCCGAATTACTGCTGGCAGAAGCTACGTCGACAGCCGTTCCCACAGTTGCTCTAGAAGCCGCCGTTCCCGCTGCTGGTGAACTTGCCGGAACTCTTGGTGCAATTACAGCGCCAACATCAGGCATTGCTGCAGGCACTACCGCAGCAACAACCGCAGGTACTAGCGCTGTTGCTGGCGGAGCATCAACCGGCGCACTAGCTGGTATTGGCGCAATCGCAACACCTCTTCTTATTGGTGCAGGCGCAGCACTTCTTCTCGACTCCCTGTTTGATATCTTTTAAGGCTTTTAGTTATGGCAATCGATCCAGCACAGTCATTTTCTAATGCCCTTGGTCAAGGCCTTGGGATCATTAAGTCATATCGCGATGAGGCGCGTCTGGATGAGGATCGTTCGTTCGAAAAATCCATGAAGCTTGAAACACAGCGTCAGGCACAAGAACAACTCAAGCTCATGATTAAAGACGATGTGCGTAAGCAGGGTGTATATGACGAAGATATGACGCCAGACCGCGTGGCACTTCGTGGTCGCCAGCTATTAGGTACTGTAAACAAGACTGAAGCAGAAGCTAGGGACGCAGGAATTCTTGCTGACAACCGCCAAGACATAATTGATACGGACAAAAAGGTAGCTTTAGGAGGCTTGGCCGTTCAGCAAACTAACGCTGCAAGCCAGCGGATGAACGCCATCACGAGCAGGGGTGAGCTTGGTCTAAGATCGCAAATTTATAGAGACGAGCGAGAAGAAAGAATAGCAAATAACGCGATTAAAAATGTATTTAAATTCATTGGCACTAGTGGCAGAGACCCAACTCCAGAAAACATGCGCTCTCTTATGGGAGATAAAATTGCTGCATCAGCGCTAATTAAAATGGCTTCAAAAGCATACGACTCACCTGTTCTTGAAGAGATTATGCAAAACCCTTTTGGCGACTGGATGAAAAGCGGCCAGAAACTTGGTGTTGCGTTGAGATTTGCAAGGGACACGGAGGTTGTTAATGCGACAGTTAAAGCGCAGGGCTTTAATCCTTCAAAAACAAAAGCTACAAACTTTCAAGCGGTTCCTCAAAAAGGAGCCGATGGAAAAACAAGACAGATGATTGCGGTAACACTGAGCGGACCAGATGCGAGGACTGGGAAAAATAAAACCTTTACCGGTTTCGTCAAACCCGAAACTCTCTTCGAGTCTGGTGCGGTTGCAGCTAATGTGTTCAGAGGAATTAACAACGACCCTATGTTAAGGGGTCGAATGGTTCAGATGTATCAAGCTACAGAAGAAGACAAGTATTACAAAATTCTAGGTCATGAAGCGGCTCGACTTGATAAAATTATTAAAGATCCTAAGCCCTTGGTGACAAAAACGCTTAGCGCGAAAGATATAAAGGAAGCGGCGCAGAGGAGATTGGATGCTCTGGAAAATGGTGATCCAAACATCACAGCCGACACAGTTTTTAAATACATGGGCCGTATAGGCTCGTAAAATAATTTCCTTTGCGTAAGTTGCAGAAAGCTAGAGATGTCTGAAGATAATAATAGACTACGATTTGCACCCACGCGCTGGGAGGATTTAGGTAAAACCACCACTCGAAGCTCATCGTCTGGTCAGCAGGGTACTCAACGTCCATCAGGTACTAGCAATCTTTCTAATCTGGTGAACCAAGAAGTTGCCCAGATTGATCAGAAGATCAACTTACTGAAGTCTCTTCCAACAGATCAAGATGGCCTTCGAGTAACTAAACAGACTGGTATCCAAGGCACTCGCGACGGACAGTTGCGCATCTTAGGAATGAACAGAGACCGGCTACTTGCGAAAGCTGCTGGCGGTCAGAACGAAGGCTTTCTTGGCGACGTCGGTAGTGCTGTGTCTTCTGGCGCAGCCAACTTCGACAAGGCAATTGGTTACGCGACCGGCAATCCCCGCCTTCAGGAGCAGGCACGCCGCAGACAGCAGATCTCTGGCGCTGAGATGACCGACTACGGTCGTGAAGCTCGCGAGAAGGGTCCATTGGGCGAGGACATGAGCTTCGGTCAACGAGCCTACGCAACGGCACTGGCGCTCGCGGAATCGACTCCAGAGCTAGCCGCAACCGCAGTCATTGCTAGCGCTGTTGGCGCGGCGGCTCCTGTTGCTGGAACCGCTGCCATTGGTGCAAAGATCCTGTCTAGCACTCCACGCCTAGCTCGCTTTCTAACCGCAGGGTCTGGAGCCGCTGCTAGTACCTCCGCCAAGGTAGTAGGCGAACGGGCTATTGCCGCTGCTGCAAACATGGGCTTGAGCGGAACGCAGGCTGGTCTTGTTACAGGGTCTGACACAACTGCCCAAGTCATTCAGCAGATCGATAAAGATCCCGAAGCTTTTGCAAACAGCAAGCTTGGTAAGGAGCTGCTTAACGAAAATGGAGGCAACTTTGAGGCTGCTAAAATTGCAGCAGCTAACGAGATGGGCAGAGTCGCCGCCGTTACCGTAGGCGCGGTCGAAGCTTTGATGACATTACCTGCAGCGGTATTTGAGGCCCGACTTCTTACCGGTGGAACCCGTCGAGGAATCGCAAAAGAAGCAGGTTCTGGTCTTTTGGCGGAAGGTATCAGCGAGGCTCCGGCATCAGCCAACGAGCAGCTTGTTCAGAACCTTTCAATGAAGGCAGTCGGTAGTGACGTCGGTGCGCTGGATGGCGTTGCTAAGGCGGCGGGTGAAGGCTTTATTGTTGGCGGTGCTCTGGGCGGTGGACTTGGTGCAGGTGGCTCAGTTGTAAATCGACTGACAGGAAATGCTCCTGACGACCAGCCGCGACCAATGGAAGATGAAGAGCTGGTCTCAGCACTTTCCGCTAGAGGCGAAGCAACACCACCTCGTGAAGGCGGCGGTCTCATTGAAGACCAGAATGCCGTAGCACTTCGCGGTATGGACAACGTCTCCGCTGGCGGCATGAACTACACGCCAGAGCAGATCCTTGATATTGCTCGTAACAACGAGTCGAACCCGCGCATCGCCGACATCATGTCTCAGCCGGTAAGCGACGTGACCAAAGTCGAGCAGGTTGCTCGCATCCTTAATCAGGAAGAGGTATCTCGAGTCGAGCCTGAAGCCGTTCGCCGTATCTCTGGAATGTTTGGCGGCACTAACTCTGTCAGCACTTCGAAGCAGATGATTGCAGACGAGCTTGCGAAGATTAGCCCAGCCGTCATTGCTGAAAGCCCAACCCTTTCTGCAATCTCACAGACCTTGCAGTCAGCCAGCTCTGGCAAGCAGTTCGTAAGCGGCCTGCGTAACGCCGTCAGCAATTACCAGCCTACCGCTCAGAGCGGAACTCTCTTCGCACGCCCAGAACGCGGCGGTGAAGGCAGCGTAATCCTGTCACAGGAAGATGTGACCAATGAGGCTCAGCGCGAACGTGAAGCTCAACAAGCTTTCCGCTTGGCTGACGTGCGTCAACGCCGGTTTGACACTGCCACAGGGCAGCGCTCACAGCGCGAAGATTTGCGTGCAGGTGCTCCGGAGCCAGAGAACCAGTTCTTCCTCAACCCAGCCGTCTACGGCGAAGATCTTGGCGGTATTGCTGCAACCATTGTCGGCGCAGAAGGCGGCAAGGTTCGCATTCAGTACGAGTCACCAACAGAAGTTGATGGCAACGGTACTCCTGTCATCATCTCAGAGGATGTTGATCCAACTGCAATGTTTGATCGCGTCGTTCGTGGCACACCGCGCATGTCGCAAGAGCTTGCTGGAGATCTGCGCAAGCCACGCAATGGTACAGGTACCAACCTGAACCCACGTCAGTCAGTAGACCGCACCAGCACGCGAGCTATGGTGCCTACACAGGACGCAGGACTGCCTACCACGATCTCGCCTACCCGCATGACAGGCTTTGAGGCAAACACCGACCAGTTGCCGGTGGAACAACAGGTGCAGAACGCGCAGGCCAATCCGCAGCAAGAGCGTGCGCCAAACGTAGAGGGCAATGTAGAAGGTCCGAACGAAATCAGTGGTCCTCCTGCCACGCCTCGACTGCAGGCACCGGAAGTCCAGACCGCACCTGCTGAGGAAACAGCTCCTACGGAAGAAGCCCCTGCCGAAGAAGCAGCACCAGCCGAAGCTGAGCAAAAACCTGCGCCGAAGAAGCCTGCTCAAGATGATGGCGGCAAGGTTGAAAAGCACGTCGAAAATATCGGAAACAAGATCCTTAACGATGACCGCAGCGGCGTTGTTAGCTACGCCGACAAGGTTCATAAAGAAGGTCTGATCGACGACACAGATCTTGCTGAGATCAAGCGCATGTCCAAAGACAAGGACATGGGGGCTGAGGATATTGGCCCAGAGCTCATCAGCCAACTCAACACTAAGCGTTACTCTGGCCGTCGCGAAACTGTCCGTGCTCCACGCAAGAAGGCCAGCGACGTTGTTCGCGATACCCCGCTGGACAAGGACAAGACCGCTGAGAGCGAAGAGGTATCTAAGCCAGAAATAGATTACGACGCCGTCATTCAAGACAGGCTCGACAAGATTGCTGCTCGCGGGGCGCAAGGCAAAGTTGTTGCCAGCCGCCTTCGTTCATTACTGAAGCAAAACAACTACGATGTAACGCAGCTCTACTACGCCTTCCAGATGGGCGAAGTTGTATCTCGCGTTCTGCCAAAGAACGCAAAGGTAGATATCCTTTTTGTTCCAAGCATAACGGCAAGTGATGCAAAAGCGGCGGCAGCTAGTGGTGTAGATCTTGGCGAAGAAGCTGCTGGTTCGTATGACGCTTATAAGATTAGCCCTAATGGATTCCGTGGCCTGATCACCCTTTCCCTAAGCGATAACGTAACTGGCGCATCCAGAGAAAACGCTGCGCATGAGGCGTTCCACGTTATTCAGGACATGCTACGCGCCTACGATCCAGAGGCATTCAAACTTCTTAACAATTCGTTCCGCGACGATATGCGGATTGACGATCTCGACCCAAGTATCCTGCGCAAACTGAAGACGTTGACGACGGATGGCGAAGGCAGTGTATATGACGGCCTCATTGCCAGCTTGGGCGACACACCACTGTCTCGCTTCGAGGCTCAGGCTGTAGCCTTTGGCGCTCTCGTAGACGCTAAAGACCGTGGCGTTGACATGAAGGGGCTTAAGGCCAGCTTCATTCGCGTTGTCGATTTCATCAGCGACATGCTTCGCGGCTTCCGCAACATCTTCCGCATCAATGGCGTTGAGTCTGTCGCCGAAATCTTTGAGGGTTACCGCACCGGCAAGGCTCAGGAGGACATGATTGAGGCCGCTCCGCTCAGAGATGACGAACAGCAGATCCAGTACTCTGGCCGTGTACCAAAGAACCCTGCGGTAACGTCATCTTTAGAGCACAACTTTAACATCCTTCAGAACAAGTCCTTCCGCAAAGGCCGTGACCTGAAGATGTTTATTCAAGAGCGCGTCAAGTCATCCTTGGATGAGTCAGGCATAAACGCTGAAGACTACGAAGCGATAGAGACGTTCAAGTACCTTACCAAGATGGCGGTGAAGGACGCTGAGTACGCGCTTCAAGAGAACGCCAACGCAATTGGCTGGTACGACGAGAAGGTATCAAAGGCTCTGGCCGTCCTCAGCCTTGTCCATCCAGAGATTGCTACGGATAGGCAGTCGAAATTTGCCTTTATCTGGGCGCTTGCTGTTTCTTCAAATGGCTTGAAGGTTAACCCGAACTTTGAGATCGCTGAAAAGGCGTACCGTATCTACAAAGAAACGGGGGCGATGCCTACTGATATTGGTATTGGCACAGCCGCTGATGCGATTGACGGCCACATGAAGCTGTTCAACGTGATGATGAAAAAGCTTGGGTTCGATGAGCTCGAGCGCCTCATGACCACGAAGGCGACGGTTAAGGAAATCGAAAGCGAGACCGGCATTTCAGTAAGTGGCGAAGGTAAGGCAGAGACCGTATTCGGTGCTGCAATCCTTGGTCCAAAAATTGGTAACGGTTTCTTCGCGAACCTGTACGGTCACTTTGACCAGCTCACGATGGACCGCTGGTTGATGCGGACATGGGGTCGTTGGACTGGTACGCTGGTATCTATCAAAGAGCAGAACGTAGAGAAGGGCAGGGACGTACTCTCGCGCCTTGTTGCTGCGCTTAGCAATGAACAGCGCTCAGAGCTTGGCTCTATCATTGGCCTGAACGTCGATAACGCAGACGCCGACACGATTGCTGTAGCTATCCAGAAATCCTCCATCAAGCCAGCGAACCGAACCAAGATAAGCGATATTGGTCGTGGCAACACAGCCGGACTCGAGGATATTGTTGGCAAACAAAAGGGCCGCTTCGAGCAGGTTGGCCTTGGCGATGAGATCCGCAAGAAAGGGAACGGACTTGCAGGATATCTTGACGGTCAGAAGGAAGCGCCTGCTGGAGCGAACGAGCGTAAGTACATTCGCAGCGTATTCCAGAACACGCTCACCACTCTTAAAAAGAAGTATCCAAAGCTAACCACTGCTGATCTGCAAGCCCTATTGTGGTACCCTGAAAAAAGGTTATATGAGGCTGCGAAAACCGACGAAGTCAATGAAGGCTACGACGACGACAACGCGCCGGATTATGCAAACGCAGCAATCCTTGTCGCGAAAAACGCAGGAGTCAGTGATGAACAAATCAGACAAGCCAACGAAGCAGTCGACGCAAGACTACGTTCCAATGTCAGCTCAGCAGGAGCAGGACGAGGCGGTGCTGGCGTTTCTGAGCAATACTCCGGACGCACCGGACGCACAGACCAAGACCTCGCAACCAAGCTTCGCAGCCGGTTCGAAGGGACTCCTCGAGTTGAAGAAGGATCTTCAACAGAAGGGAATGTCGGACGCCGAAGCGGAGGAGTACTTGCGAACTCTGTAACTGGTCGCGTACCTGTTGCAGCTACTTACTCGCACTCGACTTCCGTCAAAGATCTGTTCAACGAGAACGGATTTGATACTCCAGACTTCCATGAGCTGACACGCGGTAAGGCCGCAGGCAAGCTCTACACCCGTTTGATCAACGACTCGAAGCAGGACAACCGCTTCGGGGCTTCAGTCTATGTCTATCCGGAAAACGAATATCAGGACATGCGCCTGTTCGTTACTAAGGATGGCATGTCTGGCTTTGCACTGAAGGGCGATGACATCGTAAGCGCCTTCAAGTCTCCGAAGAGCGCTGATCGCGGCGTGGCATTCTCCATGATCCGCATGGCTGTAGCTCTTGGTGGTCGTAAGCTGGATGCATTCGACACAGTGCTGCCATCGATCTACTCCGTCAGCGGCTTTAAGGCCGTCTCTCGCATGCGCTGGAATGACGAGTTCAAGCCAGACGACTGGAACAAAGAAACCTTCAAGGCATTCAATGGCGGCGAACCTGACGTGGTCTTTATGGCCTACGACCAGAACCGCGAGGGCTTGTATAGCCCAGACGAGGGTGAGTACACCGACAGTTACGACCAAGCTGTGGCTGCTCAAGGCGGTGACGTCCAGTACTCTGGCCGCACAAGTCGTGCTGTCTATACACCAGAGCGCACAGAAAAAATTATCAAAGCCATGTCAGATGGCACCAATGAGTCCAAGGGCTGGATGACGTTCATGTCCCCCGACGAATTCCTTGGGCTGACTTTGTCCAAGGCTGGGCGCGACATTCTCGCAACAATGGACCCAACCAAGACCCGCGCTCGTCCGCTTAACATTGAAGAGCTTAGGCAGGTAAGCGAGCCGCTGTTCCTTACCGTTAGGGAGGCCGGTGAAATCAGTGAGGTTCAGCGGCAGCTAGGCGTCACGTCTCTTCCTTGGCAAGTGATGGGGCATGAAGGCCGTCACCGCATGGCAGCATTTAAAGATGCTGGCATCGAACAACTCCCTGTCGTTCTTATGCGACAGAACGGAGCGGCTAAGCTTGAAGACATTGCCAACATATCTCTTGCGCCACAGCGCGGTGGTCGTAGCGACCAGTACAACAGCGGCGACACCAGTATAGATGTCGGCGAGGCTACGCCAATAAACAATCAGAATGCTGATCGCATCAGGGACATGATGACTGGTGAAGGAATTCGCTTCTCTGGTGTCCGACGTCCAGCCAATCTGAATATTGGTGGCAACGCCTCTGGTCCGCAGGCTCTGCGTCCTGCTTACTCGTTCCGTAGCGATAACTACAACTTTGGCGGCGAAGCTCCGAATAAGCTCGATGAGGTTATCTATAACCTCCAAGACAAGCTGATCGACGTCAAGCGTATCCAGAAGAACATTAAGGATGCTGGCGGTCGGATCAGTGAAACAACTGATGTGTATCGCGCTGAAGAGCTGTTCCACGGTCGCGCTGCAAAGCGTGCCAAGGACTTCGTCCAGCGTGAGCTGAACCCGTTGCTTGAGGAAATGAAGACCAAGGGTGTCGCTCTCGAGGTGCTCGATAAGTTCCTGCACGCACGTCACGCCAAGGAGCGGAACTCACAGATCCGGAAGATCAATCCAGATATGCAGGACAAGGGCTCAGGCATGTCTGATGCGCAGGCCGACAGCTATCTTGCCGGTCTTCCAAATGCACGTCGCAAGCAGCTCGAGAAGTTGGCAGATCGTGTAGACGCCATCACGCAGAGCACGCAGCAGATGATGGTTAAGTATGGCCTCGAGACCCAAGAGACCATCGATAACTGGAACAAGACGTACAAGTTCTACGTCCCTCTACAGCGTGAAGGCTTCGAAGAAGGCGGCTCCGGATCTAGCGGCCAAGGCATGTCGGTTGGTGGATCTTCTTCCCGCCGCGCACTTGGATCTGAGCTGGGCGTAGTCGACATCCTTGCTAATGTTGCAATGCAGCGTGAGCGGGTAATCAGTCGCGGCGAACGCAATCGCGTAGGCAATGCACTGACTGCGCTTGCACTGCAAAATCCCAATGACTCGTTCTGGTTTGTTATCGATCCAAAGGGTGCCGATGCAGCCAAGGCAAAGAAGAAGCTGATCGACTTTGGCATGGACCCCGCTGACGCTGAGAACGTCATGGGCGCTCCGATGCAGCGCTACATAGACCAGAACACGGGACGTTTGGTAGAGCGACCCAACAGCTTGTTCATGAACCAGCCGAACGTCATGGCGACTCGCATCAATGGCGAGGACAAGTTCGTCGTCTTCAATAACCGCAACCCCCGTTCAAAGCGGATGGCAACGGCTCTAAAGAACATTGACGCATTCCAGATGGGTGCATTTGTCAGCGGTCTCGCAAAGTTCACGCGCTACTTTGCGTCGATCAATACACAGTACAACCCCGCATTCGGTCTCTACAACTTAATGCGAGACCTTGGCGGAGCATCGATCAACCTTTCATCTACCGCCATCGCTGGTAAGCAGCGGCAGGTGATCGGCAATGCACTGCCTGCTGCATGGGGTATGTATCAAGATCTACGGGCTGAGCGTAGCGGTGATGCGGCAACCACGAATTGGGCAGCACTTGCTGATGAGTTCGAGCTCGAGGGTGGTAAGACTGGTTTCCGCGACCTATTCGCCACCTCACAGGATCGTGCAAACGCAATCGAGATCGAGCTGACCGGTGGAAGTAAGCTTCGCCAAGCGGCAACCAAGGTCGGCGGTCCCGTCTTTGACTGGTTGTCAGACTTCAACGAAGCAATCGAAAACGGCGTCCGTCTGTCTGCCTATAAGACAGCCAAGGAGGCTGGCCTGTCCAAGGCTGAGGCGGCAAGCATTGCCAAGAACCTCACCGTCAACTTCAACCGCAAGGGTGTGGTTGGAGCTCAGGCTGGTGCTTTCTATGCCTTCTTCAACGCCAGTGTTCAGGGTACCGCACGTCTAGCAGAAACCCTGAATGGACCGGCTGGCAAGAAGATCATTGCCGGTGGTCTGCTCCTTGGCGTTGCTCAGTCGGTGGCTCTGGCAGCAGCCGGTATCGACGATGAGATCCCAGAATGGCTGAAGGACAAGAACCTCGTGATCCCGCTTGGGGGCAAGAAGTACGTCGCCATTCCTATGCCATTGGGCCTGCACGTCATCCCGTCTTTGGGACGCAGGTCGGTAGAGTTCTTTATGTCTGGCGGTGAGAAGACTCCGGAACAGATCATTGGCTTGATGGGAATGATGGCGGATTCCTTTAACCCAATCGGTAACGCTGGCCTTTCATTTCAGACCCTCGCTCCAACAGTACTGGATCCATTGGCAGCGCTTGGCGAGAACGTGGACTTTGCTGGCCGCGAGATTGCACGCAAGGACTTCAACAGCCTTGACCCTACGGCAGGATACGAGCGGAATAAGGAAGGCGTTAGCGCTGTTGGTGATTATGTTGCTCGAGCCATAGATTCTATATCGGGCGGCAACGGGTATACCGCTGGAGCACTCAGCCCAACCGGTGACCAAGTCGACTATCTGATCGGACAGCTCACTGGCGGCGTCGGTCGACTCGCCCTTAACACTATGGCTACAGCGCAATCTGCGGTCACTGGTGAAGACTTGCCCAACTACAAGATCCCAGTTGTAGGCCGGATGATCGGTGACGCCAACGAGGCCTCAGCTATTTCTGGCCGGTTCTATGATGGCATCAAGGAAATGAACGGCCACAAGAAGAATGTCGAGGGCATGGAGGAGGACGGCAAGGATACGACCTCGTACTTCGAAGATTACCCAGAGGCTGAGTTCTTTGATGCAGCGCAAGACTACGAGAGGGACATCAGCAAGCTGCGTAAGGAGAAGAAGCAACTCAAGGAAGATGGCGCTTCACAGCAGGAAATCGACTACGTCACTGAGGAAATGCAGATGCTGATGGTTGAGTTCAATCAGCAGATCGCCGACTACAAGAAGCGCTAATAAAAAAGCCCCTGACCACATAAGGATCAGGGGCTTTTTATTCTAGAAAATGACTGTGATACACTGACTTCCAAAGCGCATCACAGTCACTTGAGGTTTATATCGTAAGTACCGGAGCGGCAAGAGGTTTTCTCGATGTGGGTGCCTCCAACCTTGCCAAGGTCGGGGTCGCGAGTTCGAGTCTCGTTTCCCGCTCCAATCAATAACTTACGTGGTTTTATTCACGGAAGTTATGGAAAAAGAGGTAGTTATCCACAGTTGGGTGCTACCTCTGCTTCCTCTCTCACAAGCTGCCAATGTTGTCAGCTACCTTGCGAAGATGCTTAGTTGACAAATGTGCATAGCGCTGAACCATGCGATCATCCGACCAACCACCCATCTCGCGAACGGCTGCGGTATGAGTACCCTTCTGGATGTGCCACGAAGCCCACGTATGCCGCAGATCGTGCCATCTGAAGTTCTCTATCCCAGCCCTCTTCAGAGCCTTCCTGAAAGCCTTCGTGTTGCTGCGCTGTACTGGCTTGCCGCCATACGCAAACACCCACTCAGCGTTCTTATCCTTGGCCCTGAACCGTTTCCAGAGAACGTCGTAGGCGGTGTCATTCAGAGGGATCGAGAGCGGCTTCCCGTTCTTCATCTTGACCCCCTCGATTGTCACCATCTTGTTCTGAAGGTCGACCTCTTCCCACCGAAGCTCGCGGACGTTGGCGTCCCGAAGTCCAGTGGTGAGGGCGAAAATAACCTTGTCCTTCAGATGTGACGGCAGCTCTCTGATCAGGCGACGAGCTTCATCCTTGTCGATGTACCTAATCCTCGAGGACTCTTCCATCCTCTTGATCTTGGGTACGGTGTCGATCCATTCCCATTCGTCCCGCGCCATGTTTAGCACTGACCGCAGTACGGTCAGGTAACGGTTGACGGTGGACACAGCGCGGGTCTTCAGCATGTCATCGCGAAGATCCGCCAACACCCCCTTTGTGATACGGCCAAGAGGCAGGCCAGCTAAGTAGTGCGAGAGCACCTCTATATAGTGCTGCTCCTGCTTGGTCCACTTAGTGGTCCGTCCATCCAGCCACCGCTTTGCGGCTTCGTCCCAAGTCTTACCTTCCATAAAACCTCCAATCGGTGAACGGTTGGAGGCACCCACAGTCGTCATCATATCCATATCGACCACAACCTTTCAATTTAACTTATTCAGTACGCTTGATCGCGTTATCTCGAACCAGCCTGTAGCTTCGAGGGGCATCAAACCCCAGCCTAACCGCTGGCTTTCGCCGGTCACGGTCCTCCGCCTTCCATCTGATAAAGCCGATGAGGGCGACAACGATGATACCGTCGACGGTATCTTCCTTATTCCCATGATCAAGTCGGAACAGCTTTTGTGTGCCATCACTTCGCTTAACGGAGATCTCCGCAAACTCACCGTCAGCATCTTGACCAACCTTCTGCACGCAGATGACGTGGTCAAAGGTCTGCTCCAGATCCTCATTCAGATTCATGCCTCCATAAACAAGAGATCCTTCGTTTCTAACAATCACCAACATCAGTTAAAGAACCCCAATATTTAAGGAACCACTTCATAGCCCAGAGGTAAGTTGCCAGCACGTACCATAAATAGTGCAGGCCGCCGACGTGGATCAACAAACAAGCGATTAGCAGTGTCATTCCATTTACCTAAGAAGGGGTGACTACAGCCACCCCCCCCCAGTTTGTTATTCATCAGAACGGTGCGTCGTCCAGATCGTCTTGCGGTGGCGGAGCCTGACGTTGCACTGGTGCTTCGACTAGCTTTTTCTTCCACACGCGACCGGCAAAGAACTTGCCCTTCGCACCATCGATAACGCGAGCCTCGATGTTCAGCTCCTCACCGGTATCGAGAAGCATCCTGCCGCTGTAGATAGGAACGCCTTCAGGGTCCCAATCCTTCTCGCGATAGAACTTCTTGCGTTCCTCGATCCGCTCCTCGCTGTCGCGGAAAAGAGAAAACGTATTTGGTTTTTGTTCGTAAGCCATCCTTATGCCTTTCTTATGAGAGTTCAACTTTGCGCATACGATCAATGTGCGCAAGGTAGAGATTGATTGCCTGTCGCACGACGCCAGCGATAGGCCTGTCTTCCTTAATAGACATCTCGCACAGTGCGCGATACATCACGTCGTCAATCGTTGTTTGAACCAGACGGTTCTGGTTATCTTTTCTAGGGCGTCCCATATCAGTCCTCTATGATTTTCACGTTGTAGCTGGTGACGTTCTCTTTTCTAAAGTCCTCTATGGACTTGCCTTTGGTGGCTAAGAGCCCGTCAACATCTACGGTTTTGTAAACAGCGGCATGATCTACCGCCCCCTTCTTCTCAACCTTCAGGACCTTGATACGACCCGTCTGGAATGAACCGAACTCAGAGCCCAGTTCTTTTTTGAGAGCTTCGTATGCATCCTTCAACGGAGCAATCTCTGCTTCCTTCGCCTTGATCTCGAGAAAGAGATCAGACATCAACTCAGTGCGCACATTTGATACGACAGCTAGCTCCGTATCGAGGTAAGCCTTGGCCTTGGTTTCATCCGCGATTGTCTCTATGTACTTCTTGCGGAATGCATCAAGCTTTGGCAGGTTGTCGGCGAACCAAGTGGGGTGACGCTCGAGCCGCTCGAGAAGATATAAGTCCTCCCGTATGTAGCAAAAGAAATCCATCCACTTGAGATCACAGACCTCCATGACATGCTGGCACTGTGCGTAGTAACTCGGTTTCTCATGCACCGAATATGGTTGCTTTGCCCAGTACGGACACTTGATCTCCAAGCCACCGTCAAGACCGATCAGTCCATCAGGCGACGCACCAAGCCAGTCGTAGTCATCGTGCTTAACGATGCCGGTCTGCGTAACTGTGACGCCAGCCACAGATTCGTAGAACGCTAAGGCCACAGGCTCCATGCGCTCACCGTGGTTGGTGGCGGCGTTGCCAGTGAATTCACGAGCAGCCCCGAAGTGTTCACGAACCATGTCGCGCATCACATCGTCAGTCTTTTGGAATGGGTTAACACCAAGAATTCCGCCAACACGGCTTCCGGTGATGACGCCTACACGCGCCTTGAACCACTCGTCACTTCTCTGTTCCATCAATAGATCCTTACTTAGAGAGCGCGGCTTTGCGTGCGTCCTTGGTCTTCGTCACTTCGGCAAAGAGCACATCATCATTGCGATTGCGTGCGTACTTACTGGCCTTGGTGAAAGCTGCCTTCAGATCATCGAGCGTTGCCGCCTCAGTAACAGCCTTCAGTAGCTGAGACTTTTCATCAGCGAGGCCAGCCACGGGGTCTGCTGCAGCAGGAGCAGGCTTCTGCTTGCTGGCGTCTGGCAGATCTTCACCAGCGTAGATGTAGAGGCCAAGACCAAACAGAGACATTGCCTTCACGAGGCAGCGCATCTTTGCGTCGTTGATGTCGCGTGCGTTTGGATTCTTGATGGCTTGGTTCTTGTAATCCATCACTGGCAACCACATCGTGTGGCTGATGTCTTCAACAGTCATCACACAACGAACCTCTGCGGTCCCATCCTGATAGCGGATGACGCCGTCGTTGTTTAGAACGCCGTTCTCACCCCTCTGATTCTCAAAATAGAACACTGAGTCTGGATAGTGATCCATCAGCGTTGCCCACGCCCACGACCACGACAGATACGAGAAGCCATTCTTCTTCTCGATGTTCTCGTTGACGTTTATGGCTGAGAGAGTTTCCCAGACGCTCTTCGTCTTGGGATTCGAAACAGTCTCCATATACATTCCTTTCTGCGAACACGCATCGTCGTGTTGACGCACAACATAGAGAATAATTTCGCTGCGTCAATTCCTGTGTTTCAAAACATGTGGAAAAAGATAAATCACGCGGCGTCTGTGGGTTTGCATACAAAACTGCGTAGAAAAAATGTCCACAGCCTATGTACAACGCCGACACATTTCCTCTTGTGCAAAAAGAAAAGCGGAAATATGTACAGCGTTGCGACGGCTAGGGTAGCTCCCGAAAAGCCATGTTTGCCTTGCGAAACCCTTTCAACCTTCGCATGGCCTGCCGTCGTATTAGGCAAACGAAACAGGTTTGAAAGGAAAATTAATGACAGGTTGGATACGCCTACATCGTGGATGGAGGGACTGCGAGTTCTTCTCCGCATACCATCAGGCATTGTTCAGTGAACGCGAGGCGTGGGTCTGGTTGATCGAGAATGCTGCGTGGAAAGAGACTGAGCGCAGCGCATTTAGCGGTCAGCGCATCAAGATAGAGCGGGGCCAAATTCACACATCACTACGCGCACTTCAAACAGCTTGGGGCTGGGACAAAAGTCGCGTCGAGCGCTTCTTAAAGCGGCTCCAAGAGTGGGAAATGATCAAGACACTAAGCGGGAAGGAGGGGAGAACCCTAACCATCTGTAATTACGAGACATATCAGGGTGCGCGAGAAACGGATGAGAAACCTACGGGAAACAATCCGAGAAACGAACGAGACACACAAGAAGAAGTTAAGAATAAAGAAGGGAAGAAAGAAGAAGAAATAGAAGGGAAGGCCTCCGCTTCGCGGAGCGGCAAGGCTTATAGATTTGAGGGCAAAACTATAAAGCTGGCTGAGAAGGATTACGACAATTGGGCCACGGCCTACTCCGCAATCAGCGACTTGAATGCGGAGCTGACATCGCTAGATGCGTGGTGGCAGTCACAACCAGAAGAGAAACGGAAGGGTTGGTTTCACTCGACCAGTGGAATGCTGAACCGGACCCATCAACAGTTGACGAAGAACCCGAAGAACCCGAAGAACCCAATGGCGGGTATGTCCTTCAAACATGCACGCGAGAAGCTATCGGATCTGCGCTACAAGAAAGAAATGCTGCTCGATAGGTGTAGGCAGGAGAAAGACAATCAAGATCTTTGGGACTCGCTCAAGGCGATGAAGGCGGAGATCGAAGCGCTAGATCAAGCAGTAAACGGTAAGAGCGAACGGAGCTACTGAAATGGATTTACGGGAATTATCGGAGCGCCTCAACGGCAACATGCTTCCAGCGCTACGGCACTTGCTGCCAGCGGGAATCGTTAATGGATCTGAGTACTGCGTCGGTGGGCTTGGTGGTGAGAAGGGGCAGTCACTGCGCATCCACATGACTGGCCCGAAGGCTGGCGTGTGGAGCGACTTCTCAACAGGTGAGAGTGGCGGCGACTTAGTAGACCTCTGGCGTGCGGTGCATAGCCTAAGCCTGATAGAGGCGATGGATGAGGTTCGCTCGTGGCTGGGTGTGGAGCGACCGTCGCTCGTTACGACGCAGAAGGAATACCAAGCGCCGGTCAGGCCAGAGCGGACACGCAAGGTCGAGGCGACTCCAATAGAGACGTCCCTGTTAGAAAAACGTGGCCTAACTTCTAACACGCTAAAGGCGTTTCGGATCGCTGTTGATGGTGACCGCATCCTGTTTCCCTTTATCGATCCACTTGGCGAAGCACGGATGATTAAGTTCCGCGACATGAACGACAAGAAAAAGCAGGGGCCGACATCCGCAGGTCAGATGCCATGCCTCTTCGGCTGGCAAGCGGTTGATTCAAATGCTCGCGAGATATGGATCACTGAAGGTGAGTTCGACGCGATGGCTGCGTACCAGATGGGTGTGTCGGCGCTGTCTGTTCCATTCGGCGGAGGCAAGGGCGCGAAGCAGCAATGGATCGAGAACGAATACGACAACCTCGAGCGATTCGAAACCATCGTGCTGGCTCTGGACATGGACGAAGAGGGCGAGCTCGCTGCTCGAGAGATTGCCGACAGGCTTGGCATTCACCGCTGCATCCGCGCATCTCTGCCGCACAAGGATCTTAACGAGTGCTTGTTAGCTGGCGTGGACATCAAGGCCATCCGCGATCTAGCTGCTGGCTACGATCCGGAGGAGCTGCGCTGCGCAACGGAGTATCGCGAGGACATCCTTCGTGAGCTGTACAACAATGACCAAGACAGCCGTGGCTTCCAGCCGTTGATCGAAGATCTTGAAGGTAATCTTCGGTTCCGCGATGCGGAGCTCGTGATCCTTAATGGTGTGAACGGACACGGCAAGTCACAGCTCGCTGGTCAGTTCGCGCTGGACGCAATGCTTCAGAGCAAGCGCGTGTGCATCGCCTCGATGGAAATGCCAGCACGTCGTTTGCTTACACGTCTGACCAGACAAGCGGCTGGTATAGCGACGGGAGATCCTACGCTGGCGTATGCCAACGCATGCATCGACTGGTATGCGCAGAAGCTTTGGCTGTTCGATCTTGTCGGTACAGCGAAGACAACGAAGATGCTTGAGGTCTTCCGTTATGCACGGAAAAAATACGGCATTGATGTTTTCTTCATAGACAACATGTCCAAATGTGGTATCGACGACGACGACTACAGTGCTCAGAAGAGGTTCATGGAGGAACTATGCGACTTCAAAAACACGACTGGAACCACAGTGTTCTTAGTCACGCACTCGCGCAAGGGCGAGAACGAGGAAACCCCGACAGGCAAAATGGATGTGAAGGGCTCGGGCTCTATTACCGACTTGGCGGACACCGTCCTCACGATCTGGCGCAACAAGAAGAAAGAGCGCGAGATATCGGAGCTCTCCGAATATGAGCCAGTCCCTCCTGAACTTTTGGCAGTACCAGATTCACGCCTTACCTGCAGCAAGCAGCGAAATGGTGAGTGGGAAGGCTATGTCGGAACCTACTGGGGCGGCAAGGCAATGCAGTTCATTGGCAAGCGCGGAGAACAGCCGCGAAAGTATGTGAGTTTTTCTCAGCCACCAGTGGCAGTTGAAATGGAAGAGGAATTTATATGAGTGACCAAGACAATGTGATCCGCTTTCCCAAAGGTGGGCCGGATGTGACCTACGAAACGATACCACCTGCAGTAATCCTAACAGCAGCGCTTGAGCAGGCGGAGTCGTTCGACACGTTGATGCTTGTCGGATGGAGAAAGAATGGCGGCTTGTTCATGGCTTCGACTGAGGCCTACATCCCAGACATCGTCTCGACACTGGAGATCGCAAAGCTCGAGCACATCCGCATGATGGTTGGCGAAGATGACTGAAGAGAACTTCGCTCAGGCCATCCGCGAGGTAGCCGTCATGTTGCGCGACGCAGAGTATCGCGTCCTAAAGACAGAGGCCGACGTCAAGCGGGTCATTGCTAAGGCAATGCTCGAGGGCGAAATGAACGGCAACAAGAGTGCGGCAGCGCAAGCACGGTACGCAGACGAAAGTGATGCAGTCTATGCAGCGCGACTCGACCACGGTGTAGCTAAGGGCGACCTTGCCTATGCCAAGGCAGAGCTGAAGGCGAGAGAGATCGCCTTTGAATACTGGAGAACAAAGGCGGCAACGCTGCGCTTAGAACGAAAGGCATACAACACATGAATAATCCATTCACTGGCAGGAACAAGTCGGAAGAGGGGCTGCTTATTTACGCCTCTGTAGTGACGGCCCTGTCCCGCACAATCTTCGACATCAATAAAGCCGCTGGCTGGTGGACGGATCTCAAGACGGGTCAGTCGACCCATGAAACGCGCAATGTAGGCGAGGTGCTGATGCTCATCGTCAGCGAAGTCGCAGAGGCGATGGAGGCTGACCGCAAGGGATTGATGGACGACAAGCTTCCTCATCGCTCAGGGCTCGAGGTTGAGCTCGCTGATGCGGTGATCCGGATATTTGACCTGTCAGCAGCCAAGGGCTTCGACATTGGTGAGGCCATCATGGAGAAGATTCTCTACAACATGAGCCGCGAGGATCACAAGATCGAGAACCGCATGCGGGATGGTGGCAAGAAGTACTGAGGATGAAGGGACGGACGCCGACACCTGCAGAGCGGAGATGGATGGATGCAGTCGGCCAGCTTGGTTGCGTTGCGTGCAAGAAGATCGGCTTTCATCAGCCAGAGATCTCGATCCATCACATAGATGGGCGCACGAAAACCGGCGCTCACTTCAAGACGATTCCGCTTTGTTACCTGCATCACCAAGGTGGTGACGGCAAAGGTGATTTCGTGTCGGTTCACCCTTGGAAGCGCAGGTTCGAAGAGATGTTTGGAACACAAGAGGAGTTACTGGCTGAGTGCCAGCTCCTAGTTAGGGAGAACAACAATGGATGAGCAGGAATACATGCGCAAGATGAAGGAGAACGAGCGCTTATATATGTACGGAGATCTGAATGAAGGTTGGACTTGGTGGGAACCCAACGGTTTCTCGTTGATTCCGCATGGACGGGTCGAAGTTTGGACTCGTGGTGGCGACACCTTAGAGAACGAGGCCGACAATCTAGACTGGCGACACAACGGACTCTCAACTGACATTCTTACTTGGCGTTACGTTCAAGAGAAGCCAACCGTTTACTGGACAGCTTGGAAGGGCGCGAAGAAACATGAGCCGCGACCGTCTGGCAAGGTCGATGTTGTTGTGCGTGGTGGTCAAGCGCTGATGGAGAGGGATGCGGCTAAGCTTTTCTGGAAGCACTCCGGTAAAGATGGCGACATCGTTTTCTGGCGGCATGCCCAAGAGATTGATGACGACACGTTCCCGATAATTATCCCCGAAAGATCTGCGTACAACACCCAGCCGGTAATAAAACCAAACAAAACCCAGAAGCCAACGAACCCGAAAGACGCTGTCGGAATAAAGAAAGCTCCCATGTCCACCGTATCAGCAGCAGTACTAGCTGAGGTAGGAGTAGGGATGCTCGAAGGCGCACTGAAGTACGGTCGCCACAACTATCGCGGTGTAGGCGTAAGGGCATCTGTCTATTACGACGCAACGATCCGTCACCTGTTCAGTTGGTGGGAGGGTGAAGACATCGATCCGGACTCTCAGCTCAGCCATGTGACTAAAGCGATCTGCTCGCTGGTCGTGCTGCGTGACGCGATGATCCAAGGCAAGTGTGAGGATGATCGTCCTCCGCGCAGCGTCAACTTCTATGAGCAGCTTAACGAGCTGGCGGCGAAGAACGTCGAGATCCACGGCGACAAGAGCCCACACCACTACACAATCAAGGATGAAGGGATTTGATATGAGCGTTTACTTTGACATCTTCTCTAATTGGGAGGACGTGCAGCGCAATTTTGACATGAGCGAGCCTGAGCCAGAGGTTCTATTCGCCGCGTATGAATACGAGAACTACAGTGGAGAAGCTCTCGTGCTTTTCAAGCGCGACGGCGATCTATGGATGGTGGAGGCGGGTCACTGCTCTTGCTACGGCCTCGAAGAAATGTGGGATCCAGAGGAATCATCGCCAGAGGTTGTGCGACGCATAGTCGAGTCGGCAAATGGCGATTGGGCTTGGCAAGACGATCTCAAAGTGCGTCACAAGGACGCGCTTCGAAAGGTCTGTGATCTGTTGGAGTCGGGGTCATGAAACAGCACAAGATGGACAGCCTCATGGAGGCTGTGACCAACACAACGGTGGGGTTCTTTATCTCGCTGATCACTTGGTACTTCGTCGCGACGGCAATGGATATCCCCGTCACATGGACACAGAACCTGATCATCACCGGAATATTCACGGTGGTCTCTGTAGCTAGGGGCTACATCCTGCGCAGGGTCTTCGATGGCCGGACGATCTGGCAGGAAATCAAATACACGTTTGCAAGGGGGTAACTATGGGAAAGATGTCGAGAACCAAGGGCGCAGTGTACGAGCGCGAGCTGGTCAATCAGGCCAAGGAGTATGGCTTGTTTGCTCAGCGCGTTCCCCTGTCTGGCGCAACTACCTATGCCAAGGGTGACGTGGAGATCACGCCGTCATTCAGTGACAAGCCTTGGGTGTTTGAAGCCAAGCGCAGAAAAGAATTACCGGCTTGGATGCTGGAGGCGTTGGGTGAGAACGCTGGCCTGATCCTGCGTGCGGACAATGAGAAGTCAGTTGCAGTCATTCCGCTGAAGACGCTGCTCGAGCTCATGCAGTGAAGAAGATCGGACCGAAGGCGCAGCGCCTGAAGTCGATGGTCTGGGCAGAGCAAGCAGCAAGGGGAGATACACATGAAGAAAGAATGCAGTGGATCGAGCGCAATGTGCCGGAAAACTTCCGCGCTCTGGTCAGAGATCACATGGTGGGTTGTCTTGCGGAGAGAATATTTGCGATACCAACTAAGGAAGGTCGGAGAGCGGCTATCGACGACATACCGCTTGATGCTGATCCTTGCTGGTCGCGTTCACTAGTTGAGTGCTTAGTGTTATCCCTTTGGAAACAGCAGAGAAAGATGGTCAGTTGATATATGAGAACGAAACAACACTAGCTAATGAGCGAGCCGTCATCACTGTGCTGGCGGATAAGTGGGGGGTGGAGGTTGCAAAGCTTCCTCGCCGCTACTCAGCAGACTTTGCGCTGCTGCGGGGGAAGGAGATCATGTCTTGGGCAGAGCTCAAGTCGCGGGGGAATCCGATACACACGTACCCCACCTATCAAGTCTCGCTGCACAAATACATGAACCTGCTGTCGCTATCTCGAGACACGGGCATCAGATCGATGCTGATCGTGGAGTGGCAGGACTGCGTTGGTTATATCAATGTCCCAGCCCCCATCAATATCGTGTTCGGTGGAACAACCAAGCGCGGGGACTGGGAGGATAAGGAACCTATGATTGAGGTTCCGATATCAGAGTTTAAGATCATTCATAGAAAATGAAGCGAGAGACTCGACCTGCTCCCTGTAGGTCGGGTCTTCTGCCATCACGACTTCGATCCTGCGCAGGCCACTCAGAACAGTAGAGTGATCACGCTTTAAGTAGCGACCGATCTGCGTCAGTGACATACCCCGATCTCGATAGACCTTGTACAGCGCCATGCGGGGGCGCGTCATCTCAACAAAACGATTGTCGCCAATCAGATCCCTGTCGCGGATATCCCATATCCGAAGGGCTTCAGCTTTAATTTCACCTAAAAACATACTTACATCCTTGTATTGGAGGGGCCGAAGCCCCTCACTGTTGTTATAAAGACTGTGCGTCAACGATCTCGCAGGTGTTACCAACGCATGCAAGTTCGCGTGTGCCAGTCACTGTGTCGATACCCTTCTCGTAGAAGGCAAGGCCAGACCAATCGATCTCTTTTGGCATAGCAGCGAGCCGTTGCTCGTACTCAGCCTTGCTGATCGTCTCGTAAGGCATCTGCGTGTATGAGCTGTCGCCCTCGAAGTGAGGCAGGAACGACAGGCCGCAGATGTCATCGAAGTGATCGAACACCCAACCGCCAACGCTAGGCCACTCTGGTTCCTTAACGCTGATGGTGCAGGACACTGCATGCTCTGACCAATGCGTGTTGTAGGTGCGGACAAGCTCGAGATGCTGCAATGCAGTCACGTCATCGCGAGTGGTAGTACCATCACCAAGCTTTACAGGAAACGCAAAGACCGTCATGCCTTGTGGCTTGGATGCGTGTGGCTCGTTAGGAATGCCAGCGTCACCCATGAAGGCGGTGATTGGATCCTTGTTATCACCAGTGACGCGCCGGATGTAGTACTGGGCATGACCTTGGTGGATTCCGCTTGGGCTGTTCACCAACTGCGACACAGTGCCGGACGGCTTAACCGTAGTGACGGCGACAGATGGGTTGATGCCAATGTCGTGCGCCTCGAGACGGTTTGCCTTGATGGCGGACGCCTTCAGCTTCTCAAGCGCTGTGCCAAGACGATCAAGACCACTGTCACCACGCATCAGTGCGTTGTCATAGATGCCAGTGAGGGACACGCCAAGCAGGCGCTCTTCCTCTGCGTTACGCCGCCACTCTGGCTCGATGAAGTTGAAGCGGGTGAGGGTGGACTGCCATGTGCCAAGGATCGACGCAAGGCGCACCTTTTCTTTCAGATCTCCAAGGCTATCATTCTCACGCACCACTGCCTCAGTCAAGTTGCAGAATCCGCGAGGGCGAAGCACGATCTCACCGCATGGGTTAGTGCCGAAGTCGTAGCGGTGGTCACGACGACCAAGGCGCAAGATCTTATTGATGGCTCCCTCACGATTAAAAATGCCACGCTCACCAGACCGCGAGCGGTACAGTGCAGACCACTCGTCCATGAACTGACCGACCTCTGGCTTCTCAGTGTAAGAGGCTGAGTTGTTTGCCAAGGCGAGGTATGGCTTCTCGATCCACCAGTTGCCAGACTTGGCATCGCGCATGCGCTGGTCGGACAGATTCGAAAGGCTGATCTCAGCGGAGCGGCGGACACCACCAACAACAACGATCTCACCGATCTTGCAGACGATCTCATGAACCTCGAGACTGTTCAGCTTCCGGCCAGCGGCGTTGCGCATGGTGCGGATCGTGAATTCGAACAGGTCGCGCAAGGGATCGGGGCCAGACGCACGTCCACCAAATACCTTGAGGCGCTCGCCTGCCGGACGAATCTGGCTGTAGTCCACATTAGGAATAGTGCCAGCGAATAGGCATGTGAGTAGCGTGTGGTACGCCTCAGCCCAACCAATCTTGCTGTCACCGACAATGATATCGAATGCGGTGCGGTCGAAGTGCTCAGGCACGACTGGCAGCTTGCTGATCTCTTGCCGTTCGACAGAGAAGCCAACGCCTGTGCCACACATAAGCACGTAGAGCGCCTCAGCGAAGGCCTTGGGCCGATCTATGGGCAGGTAGCTGCAGTTGTAGCCAGCCACGCTCTCACGGCGTAGCGCCTCTCCTGCGGTCATCAGAGCACGCATGGATGGCATGACGGCGAGGCTTAGGACAGCGTCCTCGAGCTCACTGCGCAGACCGGCAGACACCTTGTGTCCGTTGTGGGTCTCGAGCTCTTCCTCAAAGAAGTCGAAGTAGCGAGACACGGTTTCGTCCCAGTGTTCACGACGGCCCTTCTCATCAATGAAACGGGCGTAGCGGGACTTGTGAATATAGGATTGGTAGTCAGTCGGTAGTTGCATTGTAATCTCCATTACATAGGTGGAACCTCCAGCCATACGGCTAAAGCAGCGGTGCTTCAACTAATGTCTAAGCATCAGTCGAAAAAATTGGTTGTGTTTTTCGGGTGAGTTGCGGCTGTTATTTTTCTGTTCGCCGCAGAGCGAAAACTTCTACGTTGCTAGACATTCACACCTTACTTTATGTCCGACCCCCGTCCCTCAAAGGTGTTTGATACTTCCGCTGTCTAGCCGTCTATCCCGCCGTAGTTGTCGAGATTGAAAGGAGTTGAGGTGGGGTATTTCTAAAATCTAATTTCGTCTGGAGTCCATTCGTAAATGTCCCAGCCGAAGTTGTCCATCAGGAACTGGCGTAGGGTCACTGGTCCCAATCCTTATCGTTTTTGAACATCCGGTCTATGGCCCAATCTATTATGCGGCGGATCATTGGCCTTTCTCCTGTAACGCACGGACGATCTCAATAGCCCTTGCTGACGATATGTCCTTGTAATCATTCCATGCGCCACAACCGCACTCGTCTTCCCCAAATGCGAAGCAATCACATAGCTTAGCGCCATCCTCCAGCGCCTTGGCCGCTGCTTCAACGCCAGCGTCATATCCTGCTTGCCATTCGGCTGCGGGGTCTTTGGTCATTTACTTTGCTCCTGTAGTGCTGCTCGGGCTTCCGCCATAGCCTCTTTAAAGTTTGTCCCAGTGCCTTCTGCATATACCTCGGCTAGGCTTACAGTGCGCGCAAGCAAGGCCCGCAACCGCTCGTTCTCCTCACGCAGCGCATCGCTCTGTGTGGGCTGCGGAAAGTAGCCGCGCAGATGCTCAACAAACACCCGCGCCGCTTCGGACGCATCCTCAATCTCGCCTGTAACAGTGCCGTCTGGATGAATAGTCAGCAACGGACGATAATCATTTGCCATAATGGAAATGGTTGGCGGTGGCGGCGTCGATGGGCCAACGCTGTATTCATAACCCTTCGGCATTGTGATGCCTGTCTCATTGGTCATCGTTCTTTTCCCTCAAACCAAAAGCCACTTCCACCGCCTCGCGCATCCGATGGCAATGGAGTGTTTCGTGCAGGTCAGATGCACGGTCTTCTTTTCGGATGATTGCAACAATCCAATCTTCAAGTGCGTTTAGCTGTTCTTCAGTCATCGTTCTTTTCCCTTATCTCAAAGCCACGGGCTTCCAGTGCGGCGCGGGCTTCGTTGGTAGTTTCGTGATGCTCGGCCAGCGTGTATGTGCAAACGCCCCTAAATGACTTCCAGTTTGTTTCTGCGCCGTCACGCTGAGCGATTGATGATGCGCTGCGAAGCGCGTCGTTATGGTCAACCAGCGCTCTTACCAGCTTCTTTGCATCGGGGGCATGGTTCCGCTGTAAGCTGCAATAAAAATTGCCGTGCTGGTCGCCTATTTTGCCGTTGGGGACATCGCACGAACCTGCTGCCAGCACATAATTTTCGGCTTCTATTCGAGCAATCTCATGTATTGCCTCACGAGTTGCTGCCATGCGGTGACGGGCAAAGGCGAGAACCACGCTGGTATTGTCGCAGCCGCCGTCTAATATGGCCTGCCATGACCAGCGGCGGTCATTTATCAGTTTCATATACTCGAACGCGGCCTGTCTGTCAGCGTCCGTCACCTTAGAGGCAGCGTCAATCAAGTCTGCGTCCTGTGCAATCAGGTTGTCCATTGCGTATCGGCGTTCAAAATCAATCGGCATTGATGAGTGAATTACGTGTTCCATTGCTTCTGTTCGGTCAGTCATCGTTCTTTTCCCTTATCTCAAAGCCACGGGCTTCCAGTGCGGCGCGGAGTGCCATCTGTTCATTGAACGCTGCACGCTCTTCAGCCACCTTTGCAACGCGCTCGAAACTTTCACTTAATGCAAGTTTGTAGAAATTGTTGTCAGTCATCGTTTTTCTTCCTTATCTCAAAGCCACGGGCTTCCAGTGCGGCGCGGAGGTCAGCGGCAGCAGGCTCCCTGCCCCACGACAAGTCTTTCAACACCTCAACCAGCGGGTCAGGCTTGGGCTTGGGCTTGGGGATGATGAATTGGGAAAGCATATCCTCTATGTTGAGGACGTAATAACGGTCTAACACCGCCTCCACCGCATCGCTCACCTCTTGCTTAAAGGCTTCGTGTTTTTCGATGGCGCGGAATAGTGCTTCGCTTGTGCTGTTGCCTAAGCGCCCAAGGGATGAGTAACGGACGTCTTTGCCCCACTCTCCCAGCACCTCATTCACCAGCGCCAATGCTTTTTGTTCAATGTCGGTCATTTGCGCCGCTCCTCTGACAGCTTGTTGCGGGACTTCTCATATGCACGTAGCTGCTCACTATTGAGCTTCAACAAATGCTGTTCAGGCATTGGCGGCACATACTTGGCTAGTAGCTTGAGGTAGTCGCTCATACTGCACCTATGGCAACGGCGTAATCCCACTCAGCATCGTCTGGTAGAGGGAAGCGGGTCATGAACTGCTCATCCTCGCGGGTCAGCTCCTCTATGGTTCCCTGTGGCTCTTCGTCGAAGGCAATCATTGCCTCCAGCAATTGAATCAGTAGTTCGTCATGAACCTGTGGCTGCTGGCTGTAGGGCAGAGACGCATGGGCTGCTCTGATCTCGTTCGCCGCCTCCAATGATTTGATGGCGGATGCTACGTGGTCATTCAATGTCACAGTCTTTCCCCCTGTGCTGTTTTTCCGTTCCTCAGCAAACGTCCGCCCCGTTGCACTGCGTAGGGGCCAGACACTGTCCGAAGAGATGCGCAACTTGCTTTTGCGCGGTGCTTTGCTGGTAATCATTAGGCTTCCTTTCCTGCTGCTTCAATTACGAAATCGACTGCTTTAGATGCAGCCGCTGCTGCTGATACGAATTCCTTCTTGTGATCTGACAGCGCCTTCATCCATCCGTTGAGGTACTGGGCATGATCTGGGCGAGGCGAGGAACTGATCTCGAGGTGAGCGCACAGCAGTGCGGCTCCGATCTCAGCGACCAGCTCTTCCCGTGCGTAGCTTTCGTCACCGAAGCGCGACTTGGTGAGGCGATCCAGACGTGACGTGTGACCCGTCCAGTGCGTCAGCTCATGCGACAGTGTGCTGTAGTAGCTCTCAGTCGCGGTGCTTGTCGGCGTGTCTTCAAAGACATCCTTGCTTGGCATGCTGATGAAGTCGTTCATGGGGTTGTAGTACGCACGACCAGTTGGCGTGTGATGTACATCCGCGGGGATTTGGCGGAAAAAATCCTCAGCAGCCGCGATATCTTCTGCACCTGTACCATTATCTGTACAGGTCAACAGACGCTCAGCAAAGTCACCCTCTACCTGAGCCACGTTGAATGCATAGTACTGACGAAGGAAAGGGATGGTTACCTTCTGGCCCTTGTCATCTTCCTTCTCGATAAACTGCCAGAAAATGATGGGAGTGGACTTCTCACCCTTGCGGACTTTGCAGCCTTGCTCGTTCCACTGCTTGAAGGTTCCCCAAGCAGACGTTTCGTATGGTGACCACAACAGCATGAGGTGGTTGATGCCACGGTATGGCTTCTTGCTTATGATGTTGTGTGGCTGGAGGGCTTTGCCCTTGCGAGCGAACGGGTTGATCCAGTTCGCGCCATGTGTCTCCATCATCTCGAGCACCTTGTTGGTGACCGTCTCGTAAACGTCCTGTTTCATAATCGAATCCTTTCTATAAATGCTCCTAGTGACGCTGGTTTTATGCGTCAAGCATATAAATACATTAACGGTTGGTACGCACGATGTGAGCCACCGTGGCATCTAGTCCCGTCTCTAGTTTGTAGTCGCCGACAGCGTTCCATCTCGCGAGGGCTGCGCTGTTGGCTTTGACGTGGCGGACAGCGCTCTTGCCATCCGCCATCAGGATCACGCGCCACTGCATAGGCTGGCTGTCCTTTGGACACGTATCTTTATCCTGTCATTTGGGTAGTAAGCGCCATGCACTTGCTCAAAGGCCTCGCGAAATATGTGAAACATATCGCTCAACTGGTCATAGTCCAACAGGTCTCCCCTGCCAGTCATTTCCTCGATGGCGGCCTTTGACGATGGGGTGAGATTTGCATCGCCATTATCATCGTCCAGACTTATCTTTATGTACCTCCTCATTTGGCTTTTCCTATCGCATTGTTGATTGTTGCGTTTATCTGCGCCAAGGCTTCGTCTTCCTCGCCCTCATGGTTGCAGACCTCAAGATGATCCCTAGCCAATTCCAATGCGGCCAATAG